GAAAGTTTCCCGTTTCTCACGTCGCAACAAGGTAGAGCCATGGGTGTCCTTTGTATCCTTCCCACAAGGAACCTCACGCCAACTAGCCACAAGACTCTTAGGAAACAAGGCGAACGGCATCAGCATCAAACGGGCAACGATCGAACAGGTTGAGCTAGCAGACGTGCCAATGACCAAACGCCTCAAGACGTACAGCATGGAGCAGGGCAAGGTTCTGAAACCAATTGGATAAGCGGCACAAGACCCCTTGATTTTCGACCGATTCTGTGCCATCATAGCCATATGAACAAAACACAAGCGATTTCAATCCTTTCCGCCCAATTCGGGGCAACCTACCAAGGTTCCAACGTTTGCCAGATCACTGGCAACCTTGTCGAAGATATCATGAACGAAGGAGACGAAGGAAAGTCCTTCCACAAGTGGAACACCCTTCCACTTCCTACCACCGTTGAGGAGTCCAACCTCATCGGTTTGGCTCAGTATTACGTCAAGAAGGCGTCTGCCTGAACCAATTCAATAAGCGTCACAGGGACGCTTCCAAACCATCCCTTTAGGCCCTACAATAGCCACATGAACAAACTTCAACGATCCGCAGACGGCATCTTCCTGACCTCTGCAAACCCTTCCCCTCTGATGCAGACCGTCATGGAGAAGATCCGCCAGCAACAGCAGGCAGAAAACGCCAGACGTGAGGCGATCCGCTCAGGTAAGATTGAGGTGTGCCACTCCACGAACTGGAACATCTCAGATCGCCACTGATCCCTTTTGGCCCTATACTGGCCACATACCAAACAAACCAATTCAACTCAGTTTCAAAATGCGTAAGATCGAATCCCAAATGAACGCCGCCATCCATGGCAATGCCAACTGGACCAAAGCAAACACATCCGTTACGACTCAGGACGGCGTGTCTGAGGTTCGCCTTCATGGAAACCTGATCGCTAAAGTGGGCGATGATTTCGTAACCGTATTTGATGGCGGTTGGCAGTCTAATACAACCAAATCACGCCTCAATGCAATCATCAACGAATTCTGCAATGCATTCACTGATGGTGTCTTTCAGAAGGATTTTCAGTGGTTCATTCGTGACAACAAGGTCACCCATGATTTCGTTGATGGTTACACCTTCTGTGAGTTCGCTTAAGTTTCACACAGTGAAGCGATTAATCAACTCTAATCGCTTCATCATTCATTCACCTTATCTAACACTATGGACGACCTACTTTCAGAAATCATGGATTCCCCAGGTGAGATCTTCGATATCCCTGAACTTCGTGAGCTAGAGGAGGAGGAGAAGTTCAACGTTGAGAACTTCATTAACTCCAACATCGACTACTAAGTAACACCAACTCTACACACACACTAACTAACAATCAAATGGCAATCTTCTCAATGTGCTCTGACATCGCAACCCAATCAATCCGTTGGGTAGAGCGTAACACTCAGACAGACATTCAACCCACCTTAGGTCAACTCTTCCCCTCTGAAGCTTCATTCTTTGCAGGTGTCTGTGCTGATAAGTATCAGCAGGAAGCATTAGATAAGATCCCTACATTTGAATAACATAGAGGGGGCTACATTGCCCCCTTTTTTGACAGTTAAGGGCGGCGCGGTTGTTGTTGATTAAGGCGGCGATGGCCCCCCCCCCGTTATTAAAACGCCTAACTACCCTAGTCTACAAAGTGTTACCCAAGAGGGCTTTATGTTATGCCGAATACTTTTTCAAAAACCCCCACCCCATATATAATTCCAAGAATGTAAATATCGATATGAAAAAAAATTCTGGGCCAATAAAATTAAACGTAGAGGTCGATCCAGTAACTCATGAGTATATGATATTACTTCCCGAGTATCTTGTAAATGATATGGGATGGTATGACGGAACGTGCCTCTCAGCGTCTCTAGATGGCAATGATATTGTCATTGAAACGTGTGAAACGTTAGATTGACAGACGCTATATAATACGTTAGAATAACTGAGTTCATCATTTCAGATTATGGCGAAAGGATTTACGATCAAGGCGAAACCACCCGCTGCGAAAACAACAACCGAAGAGTGGGATTATACGAAAGCTCGTGAGATGGTAAAAGGGAAGACGATTGTCTTTTGTCTTCCTGGGCGTGGAGTATCCTACACGTATCTAAAGAACTTCGTACAACTCTGTTTTGACTTAGTGCAGGCAGGGGCAGCGATTCAGATCAGTCAGGACTATAGTTCCATGGTCAACTTTGCTCGATGCAAGTGTCTTGGAGCGAACGTCCTACGTGGCCCTGATCAGATTCCCTGGGACGGCAAACTAAAGTATGATTATCAACTATGGATTGATAGTGATATTGTGTTTAGCACCGAGAAGTTTTATCAGTTGGTACTAATGGATGAGGACATTGCTTCTGGATGGTATTGTACCGAGGATGGAAAGACATCATCAGTTGCTCATTGGTTAGAAGAGGATGACTTCAAGAACAATGGTGGAGTCATGAATCATGAGACATTGGATACGATGAAGAATCGTAAGAAACCATTCACGGTTGATTATGCAGGCTTCGGATGGATCCTCATCAAGCACGGAGTGTTTGAGAACAATGAGATAAAGTATCCATGGTTTGCACCGAAGATGCAAGTCTTTGATAGTGGTGCAGTACAGGATATGTGTGGAGAGGATGTCTCCTTCTGTTTGGATGCAAAGGAAGCAGGTTATGAGATTTGGTGTGATCCCCGTATCAGGGTTGGTCACGAAAAAACTCGCGTTATTTAAGGAGATCGCAATGGCTAGAAAGAACAAGACTTATTATTACAATGTCTACCGTGGCTCGGAGTTACTTCATGAAGAACTTACCGAGACTGAATTCATGGATCAGATGGATTTCTATGCCCATGAATATTATATGACACAGGATCCTGCATTGAATCCTGGAAATTTCCGTCACGAAATGAAGCAATTATTAGAGGAGTGAATTAATTATGGCAGTACGTTCAAAAGTCGGTATCAGCAAAGATGGCTGGATGCCTGGTAAACCCAAAAGAACTCGTCAGGGTTCTGGCAAGAACACAAAATACGCGGCGTCGTCCCGTAACTCGGCTCGTAAGATGTATAGGGGTCAAGGTAAAGGATGACTAAATCATCCTATAGATGGGTACATAAGGGCGGGAAGTCTCGTCCTGATAAGCGTTTTAAAGCAAGCGCCGCACCTAAGAAGAAGAAATGAAACTTTTTACATATGATGCACCTTGTATTATCCACAAATTTTCAAGGCATGATGAATTAAGAGATATCATTTTAAGATGTATTGAAGACGATGCTCCAAATTTTCAGTATCGTCTCAAAAACAATTCATCTGATATTCAAACTGACTATGGTTCAACTTATGGATCATCAAGTTATTGGGAAATATTAGAAGGCCCTTTATATGATTATATGGCCGAAATCTGTGATTTTATGGGATATGACCATGCAGAAATAGATTCGATTTGGTATCAGCAATATTATTATGGTGGCAAACATGGATGGCACGTTCATCAATCTTGCACATTCACTTCTGTTTATTACGTTGAATATCCAGATGGATCGCCACCGACTGAGTTTATGAATCTAATGACAAAAGAATTGATTCAAATTGATTCTATTGAAGAGGGTGATATTTTAACCTTCCCAAGTTATATTGTTCATCGAGCCTCAGAAAATAAGAGTGATCATCGAAAGACAATTTTATCTTGGCATAATAATGTTAGATATTCAGTTATTCAATAATAGTTAAATATTAATGGAACCTAAAGAAGAATGGGATCAAATACATCCACAAGATCTTTGGGTCTATAACAAGTTAATTTTAAATCAACATCTAAGGCATCTCTGTGGACCTACAGGGGTGCCTGTTCCATTTTCTGGGGATTATATCGTTCGACCTAGTATGAACCTTTTAGGGATGGGTCGCTTTTCTCGTATAGAAACCATACAAGAGTCAACTGATCACTTTCATCCTGCAGAATTTTGGTGTGAGATCTTTAAAGGCCAACATATGAGTGTGGATTACCATCACAAAAAGTCAGAATTAGTCGTTCTTGGTGAAAGAGATTCATCGGATCCTCTTTACAAGTGGAAAAAATGGACTAAGATTGATGAAAAAATAAATTTCCCTTCAATTTTAGATAATTTGGTTGGTGAATACGAGTGGATTAATTGTGAATTCATCGGTGATCATCTAATTGAGGTACATTTTCGCCAAAATCCAGACTTCAGGTATGGTAATTCCGTTGCAATACCTGTTTGGGAGGGTGAAAAAGTTGAAAAAAATGAAAATTTAGTTTTTATTGATGATCCAGATTATCTAAGAAAGGGATTTTATCTGGATTGCCTATAAATACATAAAGTTCATGGTCGGTTAATGGCAGTCAAGAGAGTTTCAAAGGCATTTAAGGACATATCCTTGTCTTTTGAGCCTCACCCTGTTACAAAAGATCTTCCAATTTTAAAAAATGAGAGGGCGATTCAGAGAGCTGTTCGCAATTTAGTAGAAACACACTTCACTGAGAGATTTTTTGAACCAGAATTAGGTTCTCCAGTTGGTGATTTGCTTTTTGAGTTTGTAGATTATGGTTCTTCGGGTCAAATTCAGGAGCAAATAAGAACAGTAATCGAACAATTTGAACCCAGAGTTGATAATATTGAAATTGTAGTAAGGCCAATGCCTGATTTGAATGAATTTGAGTGTGTGATTGCATACGATATTATCGGATCACCAGCTCCTGCACAAGAATTTACGTTCATCTTAGAGGCAACAAGATAATGCCATTCACAAAGTATACAAATTTAGACTTTGATCAGATTAAGGATCAAATTAAAGACTATTTGAGAGCAAATTCGGACTTTACTGACTTTGATTTTGAAGGATCAAACTTTTCTGTCCTAATTGATACTCTTGCATATAATACTTACATCACTGCCTTCAATACAAACATGGCGGTGAACGAATCTTTCATAGATTCCGCGACTTTAAGAGAGAATGTCGTCTCACTTGCGCGAAATATTGGATATGTTCCGCGTTCTAAAACTTCATCCAAGGCAAAAGTATCGTTTCAGGTAAAATTTAACGGAGAAAGTTCAACAGTTACGCTAAAAGCGGGATTAGTTTGCGTAGGAACGACAAAAAATAGTAGTTTTGTATTCTCAATACCAGAAGATATTACTGCAGTTGCAACTCTTGACGACCCTACAAACGGATTGATTGGTAATAGAACCGCTACATTCAGTAATATTGACATTTATCAGGGATCTTACGCAACTAAGAAGTTTAATGTCGATACTTCGTTGGATCAAAGATTTATCATTGAAAATTCCTTTGTTGATACCGCAACATTAATTGTAAAAGTAAAAGGCCCTGGTGATACGGGATCTGGAAACGAATATATTAAAGCTGAAGGACTTGTTAATGTAAATGCCAACTCTGAAATTTATTTTGTTCAGGAAGTGAAAGATGAAAAATATGAACTTCTATTTGGTGATGGAATTTTAGGCAAAAAATTAGAGACTGGTGGTCAAATTATATCATCATATATCATTACTGATGGTATTGAGGGTAATGACGTAACTAACTTTAGTTTTTCTGGTGTATTAAGAGGATCTACGGATCAAACAATTTCCCCAATCGGATCTATCACTGTTACAACCAATTCTAAGGCACAGGGAGGCACCGAGATTGAGTCTTTACAGTCCGTTAAGTACTTTGCACCCAAAACATATTCATCGCAGTACAGGGCGGTTACGGCTAGTGATTACGAGTCCATAGTTAAGTTAATATATCCAGATGCAGAATCAGTTTCTGTTGTTGGTGGTGAAGAGTTAGATCCCCCAAGATTTGGTGAAGTTCAGATCAGCATCAAACCGAAGAATGATTATTTCATATCAGACTTTAACAAACAATCTATTTTAAATCGCCTGAAGAGTTACTCTCTAGCTGGCATCAAACAAACAATTGTAGACATTGAAGTTCTTTCAATTGAACTTGATACTTTTATCTATTATAACAGCAGTAAAGTATCAAGTGTTAATGAACTAAAATCTAATGTTTCTTCAACACTCTCAGCTTTTTCAGAGTCTGAAGATCTGAATAATTTTGGTGGTAGATTTAAGTATAGTAAATTGCTCAAAATTATTGATGATACAAGTTCATCTATTACATCAAACATAACAAAGGTGAGGATTAGAAGGGATATGAAGTCCCAACTGAATCGACCAGCACAATATGAACTATGCTTTGGTAACAAGTTTCATATAACACCATCAGGAAAAAATATTAAATCTACAGGATTTAATATTAGTGGAATTTCTGGAAAAGTTTATATGACAGATACTCCAAATGATGATATGAAAACTGGTATTATTTCATTCATTCAAATTGATACAAATGGTAATCCAGTTACAGTGGTCCAAAATGCTGGAATTGTTGATTATATTATTGGTGAAGTGAAACTCTTCACAATTAACGTTACTAATACAGATCTGCCATCTGGAATAGTAGAAGTTCAGGCCTTCCCAGAAAGTAATGATGTCATTGGGTTGACAAACCTTTTCGTGGAATTATCCATCGCCAAAAGCACCATAAATATGTTGAAGGACACTATTAGTTCTGGTGAGCAGGTTTCGGGAATCGGATTCCCAGTCACTTCAAGTTATTCAAACGGAAATCTAACTAGGTAAAATGATAGAGCCAGGAATTGATAAGAGAGTAAAAGTAAGTCAAATCATTCAGGGTCAATTGCCATCTTATGTGGCAATTGAAAATCCAAAGTCTATAGATTTTTTAAAGCAGTATTATCTTTCACAAGATTCTCAGGGACTCCCTGCAGATATCATTGATAATCTGGATCAATATTTAAAGTTTGATAGTTTGACACCAGAAGTTGTTAGTGGAACAACTACTCTAACTGCAGATGTATCTGACGATGATTCTATATTTAATGTAGAATCTACAAAGGGATATCCAAACACTAATGGATTATTTAAAGTTGGTGATGAAATCATCTACTATACTGGAAGCACCTCAAATTCTTTTACTGGATGTGTTCGTGGATTTAGTGGCATAACTGATTATTCTTCGGGTGAAGTTGTATTCAATAAAACATCAGCTGAATCCCATAGCTCTGGGGATACTGTATCCAACCTTAATGTCCTTTTCCTTAGAGAATTTTTTAAGAGTTTAAAGGTTCTTTTTGCTCCTGGATTTGAAGACGAAAGTTTTAATTCTGATCTAAACGTAAATAATTTTGTAAAAAACCTAAGATCATTCTATCAGTCTAAAGGAACTAATGAGTCCTTTAACATTTTAATGTCATGCCTATTTGGCGAAAATGCAACTGTTAGAAATAATTCAGAGTCTTTATTTTCTTCATCAGAGTCTGAATTTAGAAGAAGATTATTCCTAGTTGCCGAAAAAGTTTCTGGAGGAGATCCACTTTTACTATCTGGTCAGACATTATCCCAAGATAATAATTCAAATAGTTTAGTCATAAATGGAGCTTCTGCACCAATTTCTGAGGTTGAATATACTAATAGAGATGGAAAAGATTATTACAATATCTACCTATTCCAAAAATACTTAGATCCTTCTCCTGGATTTGAGGGTGAATTTTCAATCACACCATCTACTAGATGTATTGGTGAAGTTTCAATTGGTGATAATGTAATTTCTGTAGACACCACCATTGGATTCCCTAAAAGTGGATTGTTGGTATCTGGAAATAATGTTATTACGTATACAGATAAAACTATTAACCAGTTTTTAAATTGTTCTGGTATTGAAAGGACTATTCTATCTGGTGATGATGTTAGGACAAATGATGTAATTTATGGATACACAAGAGGTGATAATGAAAAGGTAGAACTTCGTTTGACAGGAACGATTTCAAACTTTGAGCCAATTGCTGGTGAGAGGATTGCCAATACAAATTTGGGTGATGATTTTAGAACAAAATCAATTGGTAGAAAAATTATAAATCCAGATGAAAATAAGACGGTAATCGAAAATACTTTCAATTCATGGAAATATAATACAGCATCCAGAATACAAATCAGTAGTTTTGCTGGATCAGTTTTTGTATTGGGTATTGATATTGATAAAGCATATCTTCGCAATGGTGATGTTGTTGAAGTTGTGCAGAGGGGTACAAATATTGTTCCAGTAAGTGAAGCCACAGTATCAATAACTGGTGATAATGAAGTAGTTCTATCTGGAACTGGTATTAGTGATCTTAATACTGGCATCAGTTATGATATTAGAAGAAAACTTAAAAAAGCAAGTAGTTCTGGAATTGAACTTCAATATGGTAATGATAAAATTACTTCAAATATTCTGAATACGTATATTACTAAGGATAGTAGTGAAATATTTGTAGCATCAAATTCACTTCCAGATTATGAGATAAGTCTCGATACAATTAAAAGAACAATACCAGTAGCTTCTGTTGATTCTGGATCTATTCAGGATTTAAACAGTTATGGAACTTATAATATTCTATCCTTTTCAGATACTGTTCCATTCATAACTGGAGATGAAATTGTTTACATCGCAGGGACAGCAGAAACTCCAATAAGTGGTCTTGAATTTGGTAGAAATTATTTCGTCGAAGTTTTAAGTCCTGCAAATAAGATTAGATTATACGTTGCAAGATCATTCATTCAAGTATCCCAAAATATCAAAATAAATGAACCCATAGATGAGGATACTGGAAGTCATAGTTTTATCGCTGCTTCACAATACAATAAAAAGATAAGAGGACAAAAATTACTCAAAAAATTTAGCCTAGAAAGATCATTTGACACTGGTAGTGAAATTAATACAATTCCCGGCCCAACGGGAATGTTAATTAATGGTGTCGAAGTTGTTAATTATAAAGTCGAAGATAAAATTTATTATGGTCCACTAGAAGAAATCACTCTTTTCAATGGTGGGGGTGGTTATGATGTTGTAAATCCACCAAAACTTAATATTACTGGTTCCAGTTCAACAACTGGAACTAATGCTATAACTAACCTAGCGGTTACTGGTGTACTAAAAGACGTTTTAATTGATCCACAAGATTTCAATATTAATAAGATCAATAGTATTTCTATTGTTGGTGGAAATGGAACTGGTGCTGAAGTTGAACCAATTGTTATTGATTATTTCAGACAAGTTGGTTTTAATGGAAAATATACTGAATCTGGTGGTGGAGTTTCCATTTATGAAGACACAATTGAAACTATTAACAATCACAATTTTAAAGATGGTGAACCAATAGTCTATAGTTCAAATGGAAACCCATCAATTCCAATTACTGGATTTGGACAAACTACCCTTACGGGCAATTTCTTAGAGACTGGTGGTGTTTACTATGCTGAAGTTATAGATTCACTTACCTTTAGGTTATATGAAACTGTTTCAGATTTCAATGGAGGAATCAATACTGTAGGATTCAGTACTGGATCAACTTCTGGTGGAAAACACATCTTTACATTACAAGAGTCCACCAAAAAATTAACAGGAGTTAATGTACTAAATCCTGGATCTGGTTATTCAAATAGAGAAGTAGCTATTAAAACCACTGGAGTTTCAACGGTAACTAATTCTTTAGAATTTACATCTCATGGATACGAGACGGGTGAATTAGTAACGTATTCAACAACTGGAGATAATATTGTTGGATTGAATACGGATAATCAATATTTTATTATTAAGATCAACAATAACAATTTCAGGTTATCAGATGCAGGCATAGGTGGAACAGATACTTCAGATTTTAATAGGAGACTTGTTCAAAAGTTCTCTGGTATTGGTACGGGACTACATGTTTTCAATTACCAACCAATTGAAGTTGAGATTAATGCTTCAATTGCGAATACTGTTGGTGTTATAACTGGAACTCCAATTGTAACTGGTGAAATAGTAGATGTTTTATTATATGAAAAAGGTACTGATTATGGTTCCAAAATATTGAATTTTGAAAAGAGGCCAGGGATCAATGTTTTAAATGGCAATGATGTAGAGTTTCAACCACTTATCATTGATGGACAAATAATTGATATTTTAGTTACACGATTTGGAGAAAATTATTTTTCACCACCAGATATAATCATTACTAGCGAATCTGGTTTTGGTGCAGTAGGAAGAGCTGTTATTAATGATGTTGGAAATGTTATTGATGCTATAGTACTGAATTCTGGATCAAAATATGATGCTGGAGATACTTTTATTACTGGAGTATCTAGAGGATCAAATGCAACTTTTAATAGCAAAGTTAGAGGCCTATCATTAAATAATAGATCTAGATTCCCAGAATATAATGGAGAAACTGTTTTTGATAAGGGTGAAAATGAATTACAATATGGTGTCATTGGTTATAATCAAAATCTAAAAAATAGTTTTGAAGATACCAATGAAAATGCACATTCTCCTTTAATTGGATATGCATATGACGGAAACCCAATTTATGGATCATATGGATATACAGATGCAAACAATTCAACATCTTTAATCAAAGAAATAAAATCTGGTTATGAGTTGGATGTCAGTCAGGTTGTAAACAGACCTTCAGGATTCCCAGCCGGTATCTTTGTTGAAGACTATTCATTTAAAGGAACTGGTGATCTTGATGATCACAATGGAAGATTTTCAAAAACTCCCGAATATCCAAATGGAGTTTATGCATATTATGCCACAATTGAGAATGATCCAGGAACTGGCGATATTATATCAAGTTTTCCATACTTTGTTGGTAATACTTATAGATCAACATTAGTAAGAGAAAATATTGCAGGATCTGAGGTTGAAATTAATCAAGATTTTGATTTTAATAACAATGGACTAATAAGAAATACATTCCCATATAATGTATCTGAATTATTTGCCAATTATGACTTCTTCACCCAACCATATCAGACAGAATTACAAAGAGTCATAGTTAAATCCAAATTCAATGGTGGTATTGATAATATTGGTATTGTTAGTTTTGGATCGGACTACAAAGTTGGTGACAATATTGTTTTTGATGATGAAGGAACTGGTGGTGGAGCATCTGCAGAGGTTCTTGAACTGATCGGAAAAGATGTTGAAAGTATTACTAAAGAAGTTTTATCTTACGAGAACTTTACTTTTGAGAGATTAAATGGCAATCAGGTTGTTGGATACATTTCAACATATCATGATCTAGAAGCTACAAACATCATTAACATAAGTGGTCTGTCAACTTTCGTGGCTGGATTGGGTGGAAATAAAACTATTGGTGTTCCTGCAGATGATTTTAAAATGTTGACCAATATGCCAGCAGAGGCAGTTGGTGGCATGGCCACAGATATTCCAGTCGCTCCCATTCCAGAGTTCCTAAGACCGAATACTGATATTTTGATTGGCGATGAAACTCTAACTATACTGAATGTATTTGATTCCAAAAATGTTTTTGATAATTTTAGAGGAGTTGTAAGAGCAGTAAGAGGAATTTCTGGAAGTGGACATACCGTTGGAACTGCTATTACATCCAAAGCAAATAGAATTATATTTAATTATTCTGGAGAAAATTTAAATTCTAAAGCTGATACTGTATACTATTTCAATCCAACTGAAGTCATTGGATTTGGCACAGAAGTTGGAGTTTCTACAGTAAGAGATTATGAACTTCTTGGAGTAACTACGACTAGAGATATTCCAACTCAATCAATTTATATCCAAGACCACATTTTCAAAAATAACCAAAAAGTTGATTTTGTAAAGACATCTTCTGGAAATCCAGTATCTGTTTCCACAGTAAGTGCTGGATCAACATTTAACTTACCAGACTCTGGTGACATCCAAACTGTTTATATTACCAATAAGAGTAAAAATAACATTGGCATCAAAACAACGTTAGATTCCGATGAACTATTCTTTAGTAATTGTGACTCGGAAAGTTATGAATATTACATAACCAGTATTAATAATAAAATTACTGGAAATATTGATAGACTGACCGCAAGAGTTTCAACTGCATCATCTCATGGATTGCAAGTTGGAGATTCTGTAAACTTTACACTAAAATCAGATCTTTCTGTTGGAATCGGAACTTCAACATCTGTAAAAGTTTTATTTGAAGATTTCATTCAAAATATTACTGTAGATCCAATCGGATTCACTTCAACTTCTGTTGGCCTCACAAGTTCAAGGATTCTTGTTAATAGTCATGGTTTAGTTACTGGTGATCTAATTTTCTATGATGCGGATGAGTTACCTGCAGGAATTGAAACTGGAAAATATTTTGTATTTTCTGGAGATCCAGATAGTTTCTCTCTAGCTGAAACAAAGAGTGATATTACTGGAGACACTTTAAATCTTATTGAATTTACTTCTGTGGGCGGAACCTCACATACAATATCTAAGGTAAATCCACAAATTCCTGTTATAAAAAATAACGATTTGGTATTTGATGTTTCGGATTCATCTTTATCTGGATATAATTTTAAAATTTATTATGATCAAGAATATAGAAATAGAATTGTAGGAACTGGGCAATCAACTGTTTTTGAAGTTGAAACGGATGGAGCAATTGGAATTGGAACAACAACAGCAACAATAACAGTAAAATTCAATGAATACCTACCAAATCAACTTTATTATAATGTAGAAGAATTATCAACAGATACTCTAATCGAACCAGATTCTTCAGTTGATAACTATTCAAGAATACTATTCTCCGATAGTTCTTATACTAATAAATCTGCATCTGTTGTTGGAGTAGCTTCAACTTCATTCTTAGTAAATCTAAGAGAAGAACCCAAAAAGGATTCATATACATTATCTGAGTGTGACGTAATTTCATATACCACTAGATCTACAACAACTTCTGGCGGAATTGCAAAATCAAGGATTATATCAAAAGGAAGTGATTATAACATAACTCCAGGAATTTCCACAATAACAACTGAATCTGGAAGTAATGCTGAACTATTTGCAATTTCCAAAGAAATTGGAATTTTGGGCGCAACTGAAGTTCAAAAATCTGGATTTGATTTTTCTGTTGATAAGACACTTAAGCCAATTGCAGATATTCCAACATATTATGAATTGAAAAGAAATAAAACTCTTGATACTGTAAAACCATCATTTGGCGGGAAAAATTATCTCTCTGTCCCAAATTTGACTCTTGTTGAATCTACAACGGGTAAACAAATTGATAATGCATCTTTGATTTGTAGCATCGATTCTGGATCAATCAATAAAGTTGATATTGTATCTCCAGGATTTGGACTAGCAGGTGTTGCTCATACTGTATATGCATTAACTGGTGATAATGGCCTGAGCATTATTACTGCAGATAGTGTTAATACAGGAATTGTCACGTTTACTGTTGTTACTCCAATTCTCGGATTTAGTACAAACCCATTACGTGCTGGTGATGAAGTATTTGTCGATGGTATTGATGAGTACTCTAGCGATGGCCTCGGATTTAATTCAAAAGATTATAAATTCAATTTCTTTAAAGTTACCAGTTTTAATGGTGGTATTGTTCCATCAACTGTAACTATAGATCTATCTGGAATTTCAACAAATCCTGGAATTGCAGTAACTACTGTAAACTTTGGTACTATTATTAAGAGAGAAAATTATCCAATATTTAATGTGACTTTAAAGAGTGCGACGTTTATTGATAATGAATCTCTAATTGTTGTGAAGGGCAACAATAATGTCAAAACAAACCTAACAGTAGTTTATTCAGATGATCTGAGATTAAGAACATTTGGTGATTACAAACTTGTAATTGGTGATGTGATTATCGGTGAAGTTTCTGGAACAAGAGCAACGGTAGAAACTATTGATAGGTATGATGGACTATATGAAGTTAATTTTGGATCAACTATAAGATATGGTTGGACCGATAATAGAGGATTTTTAAATGATGATTCTCAGGTTGTTCCTGATAACAATTATTATCAGAAAATGGCTTACTCTATTAAGAGTCCAATTGAATTTGATGAACTTATCGATCCAGTAAACAGATTAGCTCATATTTCTGGAACGAAGAATTTTGCGGATACGCAAATTCAAACGGTTGCTGTTGCTGCTACAAATTTTGTGGATGCTGGAGCATCTACATTAGTTATTGATATTTTTGCTGATGCTGATGTCACAACCATTAATAATTTTGACTTTGCTGTAGATACTGATATTATTAACTCACCATCAGCCATTACAAACAGTATCAAATTTGGTAATAAAAAACTAACAAACTATATCGAATGTAAGACAAATAGAGTTCTTACAATTGATGATATTAGCTCAGAATTTATTGATTTTGAAAATACTGTTGGAAACTTTAAAGATATTATTTCATACTCTGCTGGAACTGGAGTAAGTAGATTTATCATTATTGTAAGAGATGTTGTTGATAGAACTTCATATGAAGTTCATGAAATTGTTGTTCTTGTTGATGGTGAACCAAATACATTTATTTTACAAAAGAACAGAATAAAGGCAAACCCACAAGTCCCAGTAATTGATCCAGAGGCAGAAATAACATCACTTGGTGAGATTGACTCTTTATATGATGATGTATCTGCAACTGTAAAAATAAGATTCACACCATCTAATCCACTTAAAACATATGATATCAAGGCTTTCCGTCAAGTATTTGACTCAAGAACAAGTGGTATTGGATCAGTAACTATTGGAGATACTGTTATATTTGGTTCCACAAACACAGTTGGAGTTGGTACAACAACATCTATTGTTGATCTTGGAATTGGTGATTTTAATTCAGCATTTGCATATGTTGAAATAACAAATCAAATAAACTCTGAAAGAGATTATGCTGAGGTAACAATTTTACATGATGGGGTAAATGCTTACATTGGTGAATTTGGATTCAATACTTCAGATAGATTACTATCATTCAATCCAATTGGTACATTTGGTGCTACTCTTGTATCCGATGTTCTCAATTTAAATTATACAAATAATTCATCAAATAGCACTTTAGTCAAAGCAAGCATAGTTGGATTTAAAACAACTAATGTTGGATTGAGATCTGAATTCTTTAAACTAGAGACACAAGAAGGTGGATCTGAGAGAACTGCCAGACTAGAATCCAATGTAATTGAAGAAGTTGCAGCTGGATATGGCATCACTGTTGTTGGAATTTCAACACTGAACGATAGACTTGCAAAGTCTGTTATTAGAGTTTCATCTGGAAACACACAATCTTTGAGTCAAGTAATGTTTACTCAGGATTTCGGTTCTATTGAAACATTTGTTGTTGAATACCCACAACTTGGAATTAATACTGCTATTGGATTTGGTACATTTAGTTCTGAATATAGTGGCCAGTTTGCAAATCTGGTGTTTATTCCAGATAGCAAATTTACTGGCGATACAATTAGAATTGAGGAATTCAGTGAAATTGTTTATATCGACCAAGACACTAATATCACTTCAATTCCAGATTTTGGATTTGGTACTGTAATCGAAAATGTTTTTCAATCAAGATATACACCAAATGCAAAATTAGATTTTGAATTGGAGCATGAAGGATTCCAAATTTATGCCAGAAGATTCAACCCACAAAACTCTACTGTCTTCGACCAAACTACTGGAAATATCTTTATTGAAAGTCATTTCTTACAAGATGGTCAGGATATTGTTTATGAGTCTGGATCAACAATTTCTGGTATCACATCTGAAGCAATTGGAATTGGAACAACAATTGCTGGTGGTACTGAAGTAACAGGTGATATTTTTACCAATAGTAAAGTTGTTTCTTCTGCGAGCACAGATCAGGGTCTCAATATTGACGATGAATTCTTTGGTCCAGGTATTGGAGATGGAGCAACAATTGTTAGTGTTGGGTCAACATTTAGATTCTTTGTTGGCAACTCTGATGGCACAAATGTCATTACTTCAATTGCAAATACATCGGTTCTTGCCATTGGGGATACAATCGTAGAAGAATTGACTCAAACTGGATTCGGCACAATTACTTCAATTGGAATCAATTCAATCGTAGTTGACAATAATGTCCCCGTTGGAGTTGGCAGTACATATTATTCTGAAAGACTCGGAATTGGTATTTCTTTATCTGTAGTATCTACAGCTAATACCACCAGTCAAGTTTGCTTCTCTGGAGTTACAACTGACATTCTTCCATCAAATCTATTTGCCATTAGAATTGATAACAATAACATCAAATTGGCAACCAAGAAAGATTTTGCTCTCAGAGGAGTTGGAATTGAACCAACATCAACTGGATCTGGAAATGATCACCTGATCGATACAACGAAAAAACTTGAAAAATCCTTAATCATTCTTGATGGTGTTGTTCAGGCTCCAATTTCTAGAACACTCGTCGAGTATGATATTCAAGTTGATGCTGGTATCGGAAGAACATTCCTCCCTCTAACTGGAATTTCAACTCTAGTTCCAGATTATATTTTGAAAGTCGATGATGAGTTGATGAATATCCAAAACGTTGGTTTGGGAACATCTTCATCTGGCCCAATTAGTGGTGTTGGTACATTTAATCTAGTAAATGTCGAAAGAGGATTTGTTGGTACTGAAGAAGTTACTCATACTGATGGAACTAGAGCAATTGTACATAGAGGTGCATATAACATTGTAGAAAGCAAAGTCCATTTTGTTGATGCTCCCAAGGGTGCTGGTGGAGATTTTATTCTTGATGATAGAGGTCTAGAATTTTTAAGATCTGATTTTAGTGGAAGAGTTTATCTAAAACAAGACTATACAACGAATGAAATTTATGATGATATTTCCCCATCATTTACTGGCATTGCAAAGACTTTTGGATTAACTGTTGGTGGAAATTATCCAGTTGGATTGGATACAGGAAGTGGAAGTGGTGTTCTATTCATTAATGGAATACATCAAGGCCAAACAACAGATAATAACCCAAGTAATGTTTATGAATTAAATCCTAGCGACACTACTGTTGATGTAGAATTTAGTGGAACTAAGTTAATTAGTGGTGATCCATACTTAAGTGAGTTGGATGCTATTAAAAACCAACTACCAGTGGGTGGTAGAATCGTCTCTATTGCATCTTCTGGCGGAACTGGCATCGCACCCCTAGTTGGTGCCAAAGTCATCGCTGAGGTTGGTACAGGTGGCAGTATTACGAATATTCTTGGTGCAGACACTGTTGGAACATATACAACAATTACCGATTTTGTTTATGATGGTGTATCTGGAATCGCAACAGTAACCACTGCAGTTGCTCACGGACTTGTATCTTCTGACTTCGTTTCACTGAGAGATATTGAATTTGATTGTACAAGTGGATATGACAGTCTGGTTGGTGTTTCTACACTAGATTATGATAATGTATCAGGTATTATGACTGTCACGACGAAAACAGATCACTTCCTGAACAAAGATATGGAAGTTAAGTTCAGAGATCTCAAGTTTGAGTGTGCTAAAGGATTTGACAATCTACTTGGAGTTTCTACTGCTAGTTACGATCATCTCTCTGGAATCATTACTGTAACTACAAGCTCTGCACATGACCTGAATAGAAATATGAAGGTCAAGTTCCACGACCTGAAGTTTGAATGTACTAAAGAATTCTTACCTACGGTTGGAATCTACACAGCAGATTATGATAATGTTTCTGGTATTATCACTGTTTCCACAATCGGTGATCACAAACTAAACAGAAACATGAAGGTCAAGTTCTATGATCTTGAAATGGAGTGTCAGAAGGGATTTGACACCCAGTTGGGAATCTCCAGTACTGAGTATGATCATGTTTCTGGTATCCTAACTGTCACTACAAGCACGAATCATCTTCTCAATAAAGGAATGTCCTTGAGATTGGCTGATCTTGAATTTGCATGTACAGAAGAACATGCTGGTGTCACTACAACTATTTTCCCCGATGGCACAAATGGTAGAATCTTCAATACCGTAGAGTCTGCTCTAAGCGCCACTCAGTTCACTACTCAGGTCGGTATAACGACTATTCCACATATTCCAATTGGTGGTGGAACAGTTGAAACTGGAATCACAACAACTAAGTTCCCAAGCAAAGCTGGAATTCAATATGGAATTACTGGATTTGATTATACCGAGTCTACTGGTGTTGGTACAATTACCGTCAACAGAAACCACAACATAACTATTGGAGAAACAGTTGATATTAGAAACATTGAGTTTACATGTGCCGTAGAGCACGCTGGCGTTACTACAACAACATTCCCTGATGGCACTCAAGGATTTGAATATGAAGTTCTATCAGTTCCCTCTGCAACTGAACTAAAAGTCAACGTTGGTATTTCCACAATTGCACATACTTATGATAGTGGTGGTTTTGTCTCTGGTGTTAAGTATCTTGAGGGATACACAGTCACAAATGTAGGATCTGGTACAGAGTTTACGGCTCAGATAGACACTGTTGGATTTGCTCACACATATGTAAGTGGTGGTCTTGTTCAGTCTGGTGTTACTACTAATGTCTTCCCAAGTTCTGAAGGTAAGCAGTTTGCAATTGTCAACTTTGAATATACTGAGAACAGTGGATCAAGCATAATCACACTATCTGGAAATCATGAAATTTCAGTTGGTACAGATGTCAAACTAGAAGATATTGAATTTATATGTTCTTCAGAACATGCTGGTGTAACAACAACTATCTTCCCTGATGGTACTCAAGGAGATACCTTTAAGGTAACTGGTGTTGGCGCTTCTACAATTAATATCAACGTTGGCATCTCAACTATCGCCCATACCTATTCCGCACATGGTATCCTATCTGAAGTTCAATATGATGAAGGATTCAATGTAACCAAGGTCAACTCCACTACTGAGTTTGAAGCTCAGATTCCAACTGTTGGATTTGCTCACACATACATTGCTCATAGTGGTGGAAACGTTGAAACTGGTATTACGACTAACGTATTCCCAAGTGATCTTGGAATTGAATGGGCAATTTCTGGATTCGATTATACTGAAGCAACTGGTGTCAGCACAATCGCAACCAGAAAGACTCACAATATTACTACTGGTGAGTTTGTAAGACTCAAGGATATTGAATTTACATGTTCCTCAGAACACTCTGGAGTAACTACAACTATCTTCCCAGACACAATTATTGATGAGTTTGAAGTTCTAGATGTTCCTTCTGGAACTGAGATTAAGATTAACGTTGGTCCTTCCACAATTGCACATACTTATTCAGCTAATGGTGTTGCCCAAGGTGTCAAATTTGTTGGTGGTTATAAAGTTGGAAACGTAATCGACTCTAAGAACTTCTCAGTAAATGCTCTACCAGTTGGATTTGCACATACTTATGTTGCTCATAGTGGAGGTGTTGTTGAGACTGGATTCACGACCACTAGATTCCCAGACAATAGAGGTATTCCTTTCGCAATCTCTAATTTTGAATATGATAAGACAACTGGTTTCTCAACTATTACTACTAAGAAAAATTACAGTGGTCTTGCCATTGGAGATGTAATTAATCTCTCTGGAATTGCAATGACTTGTCTTGCATATGGTAATGAGATTGCTATCTATGACTTTGATTACACTGCATCAACTGGCGTTAGTACAATCCTAACAGCAGATAATCATGGTTTAAGTGATGGTGATTTGGTAATGCTTCGCGATATTGAATTCTCATGTGCAGCTCCTCATGCAGGCGTGACAACAACTATCTTCCCAGATGGAACTCAAGGTTTCTACTTTAACGTTAATGCTGGAAGTTCTGGAACATCAATCGTTACAAACGTAGGTATTTCTACAATTGCTCACGATTATGTTTCTGGAACTGGTAAGGTTAGAATTGGCATCACAACTTCAATTTTCCCAGATGGAACTCAAGGATCTGAATTCAAAATCTTTGGTCTTCCTGCTCCTAATCAAATTATCACTAATGTAGGAGTTTCTACAATTGATCATATCTATGATGATCATGGAATTGTACATGGAATCAAGACAGTTGGTCCATATGAAATTGAAACAATTAAGACGGATACTGAGTTTGAAGTTGATGTATTTAAGGTTGGTTTTGCCCATACCTTTGTTCCAAATAGAAGAAAGGGTGCAACTGTTGCCGAAGCTGCCAAATTCAATTATCTAACATTTGGTTCTGGTTATTTCAACGCAGCAACAGTTGTAGTTGAAGAGGATGGTCATTCTGGATCAGCTGCAACAATTATAACAACAGTTGGTGCAGGAGGATCTCTATCATTTACCATTGAAGATGGTGGAACTGGATACACAGATCCAACCATTCAGGTATCCATCCCATCATATGCAAATCTTCCAATTGAAGGTATTAGCAGACTTGGTATTGGTGCTACTACAGATACTGGAAAAGGAGTTACAGTATCACTAAGTGTCGGCCCCGCTGGAACGACTGGAATTGGAACAACTACTTTTGCAGTTAAAGGATTCACACTCAATAATCCAGGATTTGCATTCCTAAGAGGTGATTTGTTTAGACCAGTTGGTCTAGTAACTGCTGTAGGAGTTGGAACAAATTATAGTGAATTTACTTTAGAGGTTCTCAATGTTCTAAACGATACATTCTCATCATGGAACTTTGGACAAATTGATTATATTGACTCAATCAGGAGTCTACAGGATGGCCAAAGAACAAGATTCCCACTCAAGCTAAATGGAAATAGTTTAAGTTTCCAGAGAGATATTACAGACCAACAATCTGTAGAAATTGATTTGGACGCTGTTCTACTAATCTTTGTTAATGGCGTTGTTCAGGTGCCCAAGAAAGATTACTTCTTTGAAGGTGGTACAAGTTTCAACTTCAACTTTACATCTCCACCAAGAGTTGAGGATGATATTTCCCTCTACTTCTATAGAGGTACAAGAGGAACTGATAGTGCTCTAGTGACTGTATATGAAACAGTCAAACCAGGAGACAGAGTACAAATGCTCAGATCTATTTCTGGTGATGTTCAATCTCAAGATACGAGAACCATTTTCTCAATTATTGATTCTACTGATATTGAAACGAATGTTTATCGTCAGCAGGGAATTGATGGAGATAAATTCCGTCCTCTCAACTTTACAAGACAAAAGAAAGATGTAATTATTTCTGAGCAGGTTCAATACAAGGTGAGAGATTCTTTGGAAGCACAAATTATGCCTGTGGGCAAAGTTATTGGTAATTTTGGTTCTTCAGATACTGAAATTTTCTTAGATGATGCAAAATTCTTCCAATATGAAGAAGATGCTGATGGATCCAACTTTGGAGAAATTGTTTGTGATGCACTTATTGTTGATTATAATGATCCAGTAGCAGCTGCAGTTACTGCAGGAGTTTCTGTAGCAGGTACGATCACATCTCTCACAATCAATGATGGTGGATCTGGATATCCTGATGGTGATGTTTCAATTAGAATTGCAAATCCACCAAAGGTTGATAATGCAAAATATGGAATTGTTGGTGTTGGTACTACTGCTATTGCAACAGCATCTGCCTCTGGAGGAATTCTAACTTCTGTTACAATTACAAATCCAGGATTTGGATATACAAATACAAACTTACCCCTAGTTATTGTTGCAACCGCTGCACCTGTAACTGAAACAATTATAGATGCACCTATTATTCTTGGATACTCTGGTATCATCACTGGTATTGGAACTACAACAGGAGTTGGTGGTCATCCATTGGCCCTTAAATTCCAAGTTGATTTGAGCAATTCTGGTCAAGTATCATTGTTCCCAACTCTTTTACCTGGTTATCCAATTGTTGTTAAAGATACCGTAACTGGAACTGGAGTGACTTCTGTAGATTCTTCGGACTCAGAAATTGTTGGAATTGGATCCACTAATGTTGACAATATTTACATTATCCAAGAGTACTTCATTGAAGGAACCACTGGTATTATCACATGTAATATTAAGTCCGATACTGATACTATTGGAATAATAACCACAACAGGTGATGATATTGGTCAATTCTCTTGGGGCAAATTAAGTAATTTCACTAGAGGTGTGTCTCCAATTACTCTAACAGTTGAGGGTAATACTTTTGATGTTGGCCTAACAACCTATCCATCAATTACTAGAAGAGGTGTTGGTTTGAGAAACACTGGAAATATTAATAAGCAAGTTTCATCATAAATAGAAAAAAAACCACCCAAAATAGTAATGGCGGCTATTGTAACGGACCAATTTAGGATACTGAATGTTAATAATTTTATTAACTCTGTAGAAAGTATTGAAAATTCATATTATGTTTTTACGTCCTTACCAAATCCAACTTTATCGGTTGGGTTTGGTAGAACGTCTGATTGGAATACAAACACATCTGGTCCACCAGCACCAATTGACAATTTTAATTATAGTAATCATGTCTATGATACTATGCTGTTCGGTAAGAAAATTACCCCAGCAAATATTCGTAGAGTTATAAGAAGAGTTGACTGGGAGCAGGGTAATGTTTATGAACAATATCGCCATGATTATAGTACAAATAACTTATCTCCAATAACAGGATCAACCAGGTTGTATGATTCAAGATATTATGTAATGAACTCTGAATTTAGAGTTTATATTTGTATTGAAAATGGAGCAACCCCATCAAATCCAGCAGGAAATGCATCACAAGACGAACCAACATTCACAGATTTAGAACCAAATAGAGCTGGTGAAAGTGGTGATGGTTATATTTGGAAGTATCTTTTCACTATCTCACCATCAGACATCATTAAATTTGATTCTACTGAATATATTACCTTACCAGCAAATTGGATCACTTCAACTGATCCACAAATTGAAGCTGTTCGCAATAATGGTGATTCCGAAATCAATAGTAATCAAATCAAGACCATCTCCGTCAAAAAGGATGGATTTGGATATGGTCTTGGATTAAATGTTGAACTTGATATTTTGGGGGATGGTACTGGAGGAAAGGTAGTTGTTTCCACAGATAGTAGTGGAAGAATTACAAGCGCACAGGTTTCTTCTGGTGGTAAAGGATATAGTTACGGTATTGTTGATTTAGGCCCAGTTCAAAGTGGTAGTCTAACAGAATTTGCCGAGTTGATCCCAATCATTCCACCATCAAGAGGTCATGGTTATGATTTGTATAAAGAATTGGGAGCTGAGAAAGTTCTAGTCTACTCACGTTTTGATGACTCCTCAAGAAATTTCCCAACTGATACTCAATTTGCACAGGTTGGTATTGTAAAAAATCCAACCTCATTTGGTTCTACGGCAGTCTTTAGTGCAAATAACTATTCTGCAATGGGACAAATTAAGGTTACTAGTCCAAGTGGAAGTTTGGTTGTTGGTGATACCATTAAGCAAGTTGTTGGTACAACAACCGCTGTTGGATATGTAGCCTCTTTTGATGAGGAGACTAATGTGATCAAGTATATTCAAGATCGTTCATTGTACTTTAACAAGGCGACAGGAACACAGAGAGATTTTATTGGCGTCACATCAGAATCCAAATATGTTGATTTTGACTCAAGTGTTGAGTCTGTTACAACTGATGGTGGATTCTCTGCTTCTGTCGATACAAACTTCTCTGGAATTACAACTGTTATTGGCAACAATACAATCAATCTCGGAGTGAACTTTACCGATGGACTTTCTAAGTCTCAGATAAATAAGAGGTCGGGAGAAATAATCTATATTGATAATAGACCCACTATAGCGCGAAATTCTCGTCAAAAAGAAGACATCAAAGTAGTACTGGAATTCTGAAGCAATGGCACAAAAAACAAATTTAAATGTCTCACCCTATTTTGATGACTATGATCCAACTGATAATTTTTATAAGGTATTATTTAAACCTGGATTTCCAGTTCAAGCTAGGGAATTAAATAACTTACAATCTATTCTTCAGAATCAGATTGAAAGTTTTGGCGATCACATATTTAAAGATGGATCTGTAGTAATTCCTGGTGGTGTTTCTTATGACAGAGAATATTTTTCAGTAAAGATAAATTCTGATTTTCTTGGAATTCCAGTATCTGTATACATTAATGAATTTATTGGTACTGTTATTAAGGGCCAAACAACTCAAGTAACAGCTAGAGTTGTAAATGTTTTATCTGCTGAAGATTCTGATGATGGGGAACTCACATTATATGTAAAATACTTGAATTCAAATGATGATGGGGAAGATGTAAGTTTTCTTGAGAGTGAATTACTTCTTGCTGAACAAAATATAACATATGGCAATACAACCATTACTGAAGGATCCTCTTTTGCACAGGTAATTTCTGATAATGCAACTGCTATTGGTTCTGCAATTTCAATTGCCGATGGTGTATATTTTGTTCGTGGTTATTTTGTAGATGTTTATGCACAAACAATAATTCTTGATCAATATACAAATGAACCATCCTATAGGGTTGGATTGGATATTATTGAAAGGACAGTAAATGCAAATGAAAATGAATCTCTATTTGATAATGCCAGAGGATTTAATAATTATTCAGCTCCAGGAGCAGATAGATTCCAATTCGATCTAAAATTAGTCAAAAAAGATATTAATAATATTGATGATCGTTCGTTTGTAGAAATTTTAAGGATAGAAGAAGGAATAACAGCAAAATCTGAGCAAAAAACTCAGTATAATGTCATTAAAGATTATTTTGCAAAGAGAACTTATGAGGAATCTGGGGATTATTCTGTAATTCCTTTCGATTTAACATTGGACGAATGTCTAAATGATGAAATTGGAAATGGTGGTGTATATGAAGAGTCACAAACAACTAGAGAAGGTAATGTTCCCTCAGATGATCTACTTTGCTTAGTTGTTGGCCCTGGAAAGGCATATGTAAATGGATATGATATTGACGTAGTTGGATCTAGAATTATTGATGTCGATAAACCAAGAGATACTAAACCTGTAGAGAATGCTTTAGTTCCATTAGATCTTGGTAATATTCTAAAAGTAAATAATGTTTTTGGAACTCCAGTAATAGGATTAAATAGAGACTCAACATACGTTGTAGAGTTGTATGACCAGAGAACATCAAGCAACACTGCTGGTACTGGAGAAAAAGTCGGTGAAGCTAGAGTATACTCATTTTCTGTAACTGATGCATCATATGCAGATGATAGCACAGAGTGGGATTTAAGATTATTTGATATACAAACATATACACAATTAACATTAAATGAAGAATATGAATATTCCAAGGGCACATACTTTAAAGGATTGAGTAGTGGTGCTAGTGGATACGCAAGTGAAGCATGGTCTAGTGGAAAATATGTAAAGTTACATCAAACATCTGGCACCTTCATGGAGGGTGAGCAGATTTCAATCGACGGTGTAACTGAAAATCCAAGAACAATTAAAGATATTATTTTATATTCTATCAATGATGTAAAATCTGTATATCAGGATGCAAGTTCACTGGGACTTCAATCAGATTTTGTCGCTGATGTATCTCTAAAGTCTAGAGTTGCTGGAGGATTTAAAGCAACTGATAAAATTACCATCAATAGCGGAGGTACTGTAACATCCCCTGGAAATAAATTTACTGGAATTGCAACAAATACCATTATTAGATATCAAAATACTTCAGATGCATATGCAGATGAGGTATTTAACAGAGTAAGTACAGTTTCCCCAGACGGAAACTCAATGACTGTTATAGCTGTTTCGGACATTGCTGGAGTCGCTACTGGATTACTTCCAACAACAGACATAACTGTTGATTTCAGGGTTGGTGAAACAGACTTTTCTATTGGTGATAATGGAGGATCACTCTTTATTCGATTTGATAATGATAATGTAAGTACAATTGATCTATCATCAGCAAATCTACCAATTTATGACCAAATTGATGGATTATCGACCGATGCGTTAGGAAACTTAACTGTAAACATAAGTTCAGTTGGAGTATCCAGTGCCCTATTTGAGAATTTTGACGCTGAAAGATATTCAATACACTATTCGGATGGATCTATTGAGGATCTGACTTCTGATCAATTCAACATTAATACTGACGGTACGGAAGTTACTTTCACAGGATTAACTGCTAGTGAAACTGATGTCACGGTTATTGCAACCGCTAAAAAGATAGGTCTAAAATCAAAGATTAAACAGTTTACAAGAAGTACTAAACTGACTGTAGACAAGTCCAAAAATAAAGTTTCTGGTGTATCAACAAATCTTTCCAATGGTTTAGATTTCAACTCATTCTTCGGCCTAAGAGTTGAAGACGAAGAAATTTCTATAAATTATCCAGATGTTGTCAATATAGCTGCAATTTATGAATCAAATACTAGTAGTGCTCCAGTTTTAGATAAATTAACTTTTGAAACAGGACTCGCATTAGATATTAATTCAATTCTTGGTGAATATATTAAAGGCCCAAATAATCAATCTGTAGCAAAAATTGTAACCAGATCTTCACCAACATCTGTAGAAATTGTTTATCTAAATGATGAACGTTTTATTGTTGGTGAAGAAGTAACATTCCAAGAATCTGGAATTATTGGAACAATTCAGTCAATTATATTTGGTGATTATGTCGATAGGACAAATGATTATATTTTGGATGATGGCCAAAGACAAGACATCTATGATTATGCAAGACTTGTAAGAAATCCTGGAATTAAAATTCCAGCAAAACAACTTTTAGTTATATTTGATCATTACACTATCTTATCTACGGATGAAGGTGATGCATTTACAGTTCTATCATATGATGCTGAAAGATATAAGACAGACATCCCAACCATATACAATCCAAATTCAACAAGTGCATTTAATATAGTTAGAGCATCTGATACTATTGATTTTAGACCAAGAGTATCTCCATTTACTGGTACAACATCTTCACCATTTGATTACGATTCAAGAGATTTCTCTACTACTGGATCGACAACAAATCTGATTCCAAAGGCTGGTGAAAGTACTTTAATTGGTTATGAATATTACCTACCAAGAATGGATAGAGTAATTCTAACCGCTGATGGTCGTTTTAGAGTTGTAAAAGGACAGTCATCAGAGGATCCACAAACCCCAACAATTGTTGAGGAATCAATGACTTTGGCAACCATTCAATTGCCACCATATCTCTATGATATTGATGATGCACAAGTCACTCTCATAGATAATAAAAGATATACGATGAGGGATATTGGTGAAATTGAATCTAGAGTAAGTAATCTTGAAGAAGTTACTTCACTTTCAATTCTAGAAAATGAAACCAAATCTTTACAAATTCAAGATGCTGATGGATTGAGCAGATTTAAGAGTGGATTCTTTGCTGATGATTTCAAAAACGGTGATCTATTTGATCAGGAATTTACAACTTGTGTTGTGGATGCTGGTATTAAGCAACTTTCTGTACCCACAAGTAGAATTACATTATCACCACAAATTGCCCCAGCAGCTTCTAATCTGGCAAAAACTTTTGATTATACCACAAATTATGAATTGTTGGACAATGTTCTACAAAAGACTGGTAATGTTATCAGTCTGAGATATAATGAATCTCAATATCTAGCGCAAGAATTTGCTACCAGAATTGAAAATGTAAACCCATTCAATATTATCGAGTATACTGGAACTATAAGATTAGAACCTTCTACTGATACTTGGGTAACGAATAAAGCTGAAACCAAAAAAGTAACCAAAAAGAAATTCAAGACACTTACGAATAGGAGTAGACAGTTCAGAAGCAGAAATGTAGTTGGCAAACCCCGTACAGGGAGAACTACAATGACAACATCTACATCAAGTGATAGAAAAGTAACATCATCAAAATCATCTGCAATCACGAATACATCTACTGATATTGATGTAAAAACGACTGATGATCCGTTTATCAGAAGTAGAAATGTTACTTTCTTTGCTGATGGACTAAAACCATTTACGAGATACTATTCTTTCTTAGATGGTTCCAAAAAACTTGACGTTTTTCCAAAATACGTGGAAATTAAAAGTGTTGTCGGATCATTTAAAGTTGGCGAAACTGTCGAAGGATTTATAACCACGAAAAGTGGCAAAGTTAAGAGAAGAATTATCTTTAGACTTTGTGTTCCTAATCATAAAACTGGAGACTTCAAAAACCCTGATCTGGCCCTAGACTTTAGTCCATATAATAAGAATCAATCATTAGAGAATACAAAAACCTACAATACATCATCAAAATTCTTAAATATTGATTTAAATGCTCTCAGTTTGGCTGCTCAGGGTTCCTTCTTTGGACGTATTGTCACAGGAATGAAACTGATTGGTAAAACTAGTGGAGCTCAAGCAGTTGTTAAAGACAGCAGATTAATTTCTGATGGTCTTGGTAGTTTGTATGGATCATTCTTCTTTAGAACACCAACAATAGAAGAAAAAATTAAATTTAAAACTGGATCAAAAACATTTAAATTGACAAATGTTGGTAATGATACTCTACCACTTCCTGGAGAGAAAAAACACAGTGAAGCAGAATCCATATATTCTGCTACTGGAACTATTCAAAGAACTACTCTTACAACGACTCAAATAAGAACAATCACAACCACAAGAAATGTTGTGACCACGGTGACTCAAACAAATACTTTTAGATTCCAGAAACTACCACCACCAAGGATTATTAGAAGAACAACAGTTATTGATAGAACCAGAACCATTCGACCTCAAATTACTAACGTTAGAAATGTTACTAATGTAACGAATAATATTATTGAAGCTCCAAGAAGAGACCCACTAGCACAATCATTCTTAACAGACAAAAAAGGTGCATTTATTACATCCGTTGACATTTTTATGGCAACAAAAGATAATAAAGCACCATTAACAGTTGAGTTGAGAACCATTGATCTTGGTTTGCCCACAGGACAACTAGTATCTCTAGAGGCCCAAATTGTTCTAGATCCATCTCAAGTGAAAACCTCAGATGATGCATCTGCAGCAACTAGGATAACATTCTCATCACCAATCCCAGTTTTACCAGAAACTGAGTATGCAATTGTTCTTCTTGCACCTACAAGTGACAAATATAATGCATGGATTGCAAAACTTGGTGAGAAAACTGTAAACACCAAGGAACTATCTGGTCCAGATCAACTTCAATATACTAAACAGTATGGTGCTGGTTCTTTATTCAAATCGCAGAATGGATCCACATGGACGCCAACACAATTTGAAGATTTGAAGTTTGTTGTCAATAGATGTGAATTTATAGCTCAAGAAGGAACTGCCACATTCTATAATCCAGATATTGATTATGATTCTGGAATCATACCAACATTACCTTCAAATCCAATTAAATCTCTACCAAGACAATTGGATGTTGGGATTACCACTGTGGTAACAGATGATATGAAAAATCTTCTTAATATTGGAAGAAAAGTTGGTTCTGGAAACACTGTAACTGGATATATTGGTAATGTTGGTGGCCCAATTACAACTCTTAATGTAAACATTGCTGGAATTGGTTATTCTAATGGAACTTACAATGGAGTTTCACTATTCACTATTAATGGCAATGGATCTGGAGCAACTGCCGATGTAACAGTTAGTGATAATGTGGTTTCATCAGTATCACTAGCAAGTACTGGAACTGGTTATATCGTCGGAGAATCTTTGGGTATTACAACATCTGAGGTCTTTAAAGGATCGGACGCTCAGATTTCAGTATCTGAAATCTATGGATTTGATAAACTATATCTAACGGCTGTTCAGGGTGAAGACTTCACTGCAGATGATCCACTAGTTTATTATGATGATTCCAGTACTGTAGTTTCTCTTGCAAATACTACTGTTGTAAGTTCAACAGTTTCCAATGAATTATACAGTGGAAATGTAATTCAAGTTCTACATCCTAATCATGCCATGAAGGATATTAGAAATAGTGTTGAAATTTATGATGTAGAACCAACAAGAACACCAACAACATTGACAGGTGCTATTAATGCAACAAATACAACAGTTTCCGTTGCAGATACGACTCCATTTGCAACTTTCCAGGGAATCACAACATCTGCTGGTTTTGCTCTAATTGGTAATGAAGTTGTTTACTACAACAGCATTGGTAGTGGTACTCTTGGAATTAGCACAAGAGCCGCTGAAGGTTCATCTTCATCCGCACACCAAGTTGGTGATCAAATTTATCCATATGAATTTAATGGAATTTCCCTAACTGAAATTAATAAGACTCATGAAATGCCCAATGGAGTTACTTTCCAGGCTAACAAAACTATTGACACATATTATCTGGAAATTAATCGTGGAACAAGAGCAACTGGTGAAAATCAACTCAACTTTGAATCTGAATTAGTGGCTGGTGGAGATGAAGTTTGGGCTTCCAGCAATATTCAATATGATAGAGTTAATGCAAGATTTGATATTGTTCTACCAAAAACAACTTCCATTGAAACTCGTATTAGAACCGTAACAGGAACTAGTGCTGGTGGAGTTGAAGCTTCATTTGTTGATAATGGATTTGCTGCTGCTGCAGCAAATGCAACACTTTTATTTACAGAACCAATGATGGTTGCATCCAAAGTGAATGAAGATGCACAACTTAATAGTTTGCCAAGAAATAAATCACTTGCGATTGAAGTTGATTTTAATACTACTGATGGTAGATATTCACCATTCATCTATCTTGATAACTGTGCCGTAGACTTTGATAGAAGTAGAATTGATGCCCCAATTACAGATTATGTTAATGATCCAAGAGTCAATAGCCTTAATGATGATCCACATGCAGCAATCTATGTTTCTGATAGAATCGATATCAAAAATCCAGGAACTTCACTAAAAGTTCTGACAAGTGCATATGTTGATCTAACAAATGAGATGAGAGTTCTTTACAGGACATATCCTGTTGATAGTGCAAATACTGATCAGTCATTTGTATTATTCCCAGGTTATGACAACCTCAGAGATACTGATGGTAATGGATTTGGAGATCTTGTTATTGATTCAGCGAAAAATTCTGGACTTGAAGATCAGAAAGTTGTGACTACTGGGGGCAGTGAACTCAGGGAGTATCAATATAGTGTTGATAACTTACCACCATTTACTGGATATCAAATTAAGATTGTATTCGCTGGCACAAGTGAAGCGTTTACTCCTAGACTAAATGATATCAGAGCCGTAGTACTTGCATAAAATGAAGTTAAGAAAAGTTGAGGAAGATTCTGATTTTTCTAGAGATATGAATACGGGTGCTATTGTCAATACAAATGACGTGGCATACCAAAATTATATAAAATCCAAAAAACTTAGAAATAGCAAGAGACAAGAAATAGAAGATCTTAAGGGTGAAATATCTGAAATCAAAGATCTTCTAAAGACTCTTATTGATAATAATAAATAATAATATATCCGACAGTGTGAAAAATGGCAGTATATGTCCACAATATTACAATTGATCAAGGTGCAGATTTTTCTGTTAATTTCAATGTAGAAGGAACTCAGTCAAATGCGGCTAAAGATCTAAGTGGATATTCTGTCTCAGCCCAATTAAAGAAGACATATACTAGTTCAACTTCAACTTCATTTGCATCTACAATATCATCACCAAGTGATGGCACGATTTCCATCTCCATGGGATCTTCAGTCACTTCTAATTTGAAATATGGAAGATATGTTTATGATGTAAAAATCACAGATCCATCAGAAACTGTCAGAGTAGTTGAAGGAACAGCAATAGTCAGAGCAGGAGTTACAACATGACTTATACTGTAAGAATTGGACAATCAAACGCAACTAAAGTCTTAAGGTCAGATGTGAATGCAAATCTAAAAGACTTAAGGGATGTTGATACCAGTTCAGTTGTTGATGGTTCAATTCTTGCTTATGACAGTTCTTCCACAAAATGGACTGCAACAACTACTTTAGATAATGTTATCATCGATGGAGGAAGTTTCTGATGGCAAGTCCAGCAACAAGACAAGAACTCATAGATTATTCTCTAAGAAGACTTGGAGCTCCAGTTTTAGAGATAAATGTTGATGATGATCAGATTGATGATCTAGTCGATGATGCTATTCAATATTTTCAGGAACGTCATTATGATGGTTCTGAGAGAATGTATCTAAAATATAAAATCACTCAAGATGACATTGATCGTGGAAGAGGCCCCAATGCATCTGGAGTAAGTGGGATTACAACCACAACTGTAACAGAGTCTGTAGGAATTACAAGCGAATTTAAATATGAGGAGAATAATAATTATATAAAGGTTCCCGATCAAGTTTTGGGTATCAATAAGATCTTTAAATTTGACACAAATTCCATCTCTGGTGGAATGTTTAGTATCAAGTATCAGTTATTTTTAAACGATCTGTATTCTTTTAGTAGTGTTGATCTTCTCCAATACGCTATGACCAAGAGTTATCTAGAAGATATTGATTTTCTATTAACTACAGATAAACAAATTAGATATAGTAAGAGACAAGGAAGATTATATCTCGATATTGATTGGACAGCTCAGAGTGTTGGAGACTATATTGTTATTGATTGTGAAAGAGCTCTAAATCCATCAGACTTTCCAAAAATATATAATGATAGTTGGTTAAAAAGATATCTTACTGCAATGCTTAAGAAGCAGTGGGGTATGAACATGATCAAATTCAGTGGAACCAAACTTCCTGGTGGAGTAGAACTGAATGGAAGACAATATTATGATGATGCTGTATCTGAACTGAGAGAAATTGAAGATAAGATGCAGTCAACATATGAATTACCACCCCTCGATATGATCGGATAATGGCACTCAATCCCTTTTTCCTACAAGGATCTGCTAACGAACAGTTTTTGGTGCAGGATCTTGTTAATGAACAACTTAAAATGTATGGGTTGGATGTTTATTACATACCAAGAAAAATTTTAGGCACTGAAACATTATCAAGAGAAGTTACTTTATCAAAACTTGATGATAATTTTATCATTGAAGCCTACCTCAATAATTATGAGGGATATGGAGCAAATAGTGAAATTCTTTCAAAATTTGGTGTTCAACTAAAAAGTGAAATCTCTCTTACAATTTCTGAGGAAAGATTTCAACTTTTTATTGAACCATTTTTAAAAGATTTACAAAAAGCAGATCCAACTGAAATTATAGTTACAGATAGACCTAGAGAGGGTGATGTAATATATTTCCCACTTGGAGAAAGATTATATGAAATTAAAAATGTAGAGCACGAAAAACCATTCTTCCAGTTGGGTAAAAACTACATTTATGAATTATCATGCGAACTCTTAGAACTCGAAGATGAGATCATTGAAACATCTGTTGATGAAATTGATTCTGCTGTTGAGAATTATGGATATATTACAACTCTAACATTTGTTTCATCTGGCATTAATGCGACAGCTACGGCAACAATTGCAAATGAAGGATCTGTAAGACAGATTACTCTTACAAATGATGGTTATGATTATACATCAGCACCAACAGTTTCAATTTCTACAGCACCAGTTGGTGGAACCAATGCTACTGCAGTTGCAATAAAAACGGATAGTTCTGTATATGAGGTTCTAATCACAAACGCTGGTGCTGGATACACAGAAACCCCAACAGTAACGTTCTCTGGTGCTGGAGGGGCAGGAGCAGCGGCAACAGCAACTCTAGGAGATGGGTCTGTACAATACATTAGTATTGCAAATACTGGAGCGAATTACGTTGTAACTCCAACAATAACTTTAACTGGCCCATCAACAATATCTGCAGGATCATCTGCAACGGCTCAGGCAGTTATAGGTGCTGGTGGTAGCGTTACTGATATTAGACTTTCAAATGCTGGTTTTGGATATACATCAGCACCTGTTGTTGCCATTTCTTCGGCACCATCCGCTGGAATTGGCACTTTCCAAGTCAATGAAATTGTTACTGGAAGTCTTTCTGGAACTACTGCAAGAGTCAAGAAGTATGATCAGGACGACAATACTCTGAATGTCTACATAAATAGTGGTAACTTTACCGCTGGCGAAACAATTACTGGATCCGATTCTGGAGCATCTTACACTCTACTATCTTATAATTCCGATCCAGGGATTGAAATTGAATATTCTCAGAATGAAGAGATTGAAGAATTAGCGGATGATATATTAGACTTTACAGAATCGAATCCATTTGGTACATACTGATGTTAGGAACTTATTACTATCACGAAATACTGAGGAAGACAATCATTGCGTTTGGTAGTGTCTTCAATGATATTCATATAAGACATACTAGCACTGATTCTGATACAGTTAGTGATATTACAGTTCCTTTAGCATATGCACCACAACAAAAGTTCTTAGCTAGACTAGAGCAGCAGGCAAGACTAGATAAACCAGTTGCAATAACTTTACCAAGAATGTCATTTGAAATGACAGGTATTAGTTATGACCCATCAAGAAAATCAAATATTACAAAAACATTTAAAGCCGTTGATGGTGAGAACTTAAAGAAAGTTTTTTTCCCAGTTCCATATAATGTGGAATTTCAACTATCAATTTATGCAAAACTCAATGAAGATGCTCTACAAATTATAGAGCAAATTTTACCATATTTCCAACCAACATTCAAGGTAACTGTAGATCTTATTAGTTCAATTGGCGAAAAGAGAGATATTCCAATTGGTCTAAACAATATTTCGATGCAGGATGAATATGAGGGGAATTTTGAGTCAAGAAGAGCAATTATCTATACTTTAAGTTTCACAGCAAATACATATCTATTTGGCCCAATCGCAGAGACAACAGACGGTCTCATCCGTAAGGTACAAGTTGATTACTATAATAGCGTTGACACACAAAATGCCAAGAGAGAGGTTAGATATACTGCAGTACCAGATCCAATAGATGCTGAGCCTGGGGATGACTTTGGATTTAGTGAAACTTTAGAAGTCTTCAATGATAGTAAGAAGTATAGTCCAACTCAGGACAAAGACATCTAGTATGAACTCCCATGAAAAAAACATTTGACAAAATTAGTGAATCACTCAACACAGAAACCGACATTGTTGATGTTACTCCCAAGGAATCTGAAATTATTCCAGTTGTTTCTGATGAAAGAATTGAACAGTCTAAAAAAGACTATGAATATACAAGAGGAAATCTTTATTCTTTAATTGAAAAAGGTCAAGAAAGTTTAAACGGAATTATGGAATTAGCTCAGGAGTCAGATTCTCCTAGAGCATATGAAGTTGCTGGACAGATTATAAAAAGTGTTGCAGATACAACTGATAAACTTATAGATTTGCAGAAAAAAATGAAGGAACTAAATAAAGATGAGGACTCTGGTCCAAAATCTATTACAAATAATTCATTATTTGTAGGGTCTACTGCAGAACTAGCTAAATTTCTTAAAAACCAACAATGACGGAATCTAAGAAATGTAAAATTGGTTATTACTACTGTTTTACAGACAAAAAATGTAAGAAGATTCCTATGGGATACCATATTGGTTCTCGTGGATATCTTGCAAAAGATGAAGAAGGTGATGATTCCGAGAATAAAAAGAATGGTAATGGTGGAAATGGTAACGGTGGCGGTGGAATATCTGAAGAAGGGCTACGTGATTGGTTTGGTAAATCTAAATCAAAAGGTGGTAAAAGAGGATGGGTTAATGTTGTAACAGGAGGAACCTGTGCAAGTGATAAACCTGGAGAAGGTATACCCAAATGTGTTTCTTCTTCTAAAAGGGCAAGTATGTCAAAAAAAGAAAGAGTTGCTGCTAAGGCAGCAAAGAGAAGAGAAGATCCTGGTCAACAGAAAAAAACTGGAGCAGCTGCACCTACCATGGTAAAAACTGACAGAAAAATCAGAAACGAAGAAGCAGTTTCTAAAAAACAGCAAAGATTTTTTGGAATGGTGAGAGCAACTCAAAAAGGTGAAATGGAAAATCCATCACCTGAGGTTGCTAAAGCTGCATCCAGTATGAAGTTAAAAGATGTAAAGGATTTTGCAAAAACAAAGCACAAAGATTTGCCAGAAAAGAAGAAAGAATCAATGAAAGAAGCAAAGGATACACCAGGAAAAGGTAGTGGTAAGAAAGACGCTTGCTACCATAAAGTCAAGTCTCGTTATTCTGTATGGCCCTCTGCTTATGCTTCTGGTGCTTTGGTAAAGTGTCGTAAGGCTGGTGCTGCTAACTGGGGCAATAGCACAAAAGAAGAAACAGAGATTGGTGAAGCATGTTGGAAAGGTTATGAGAAGAAAGGCATGAAGACTATGTTTGGAAAGAGATATCCAAACTGTGTTAAGAAAACTAAGAAAGAAGAAGTAAATCTCAGTGACAATCTCAATCTACATGTAGAGGGTATGGGAAATGTTCGTTATTGCCCTCAATGTGAGAAGAATGAAACTAGAGAAGAATGTTCATATGGACCAAAAAATTGGGATATGAATTCAAGTCCTGTTGCGCTTGGATCAAAAAATACATTTAATATTGCTTCTGTTACTCCATCAAATGAAGAGTATGTTGAAGAAAAATATGAAAGAATTCAAAAAATGGGAAGAACTTATACAATGTTCTTTACCTTTAGAGGCCAATACAAGTCACTTCAATTTTTCTTTCCAACATCAAAACGACCTTCTAGAGAAGATGTATTAATTCAACTCAGAAAAATTTTTCCTGAAGCTGTATTGGTAAATTTCTTTGAAAGAGATCGTATTGAAAATGAGCCGCTTGTAACTGTAGAAGGTGTTAAAAGTTTTGGACAATTTATGCCAGAAGGTGCATCATGGACTAAGAAGTCTGGTCAGAACAGTGAGGGTGGACTCAATGAGAAGGGACGCAAGTCTTACGAAAAAGAGAATCCTGGTTCTGATCTAAAAGCACCTTCTAAGAAAGTTGGTAACAAGAGAAGGGCATCATTCTGTGCAAGGATGAAAGGAATGCGTAAGAGACAAAAACCTTCTAACAACACAGGCGATGATCGTCTATCAAAATCACTAAGAGCTTGGAATTGCTGAAACAATAATTATTATGAGTGAAAGCATTTATCTTGGTAATCCCAATCTAAAAAAAGCAAATACAAAGATTCAATTTTCTGAAGATGATATTCGGGAATTCTTGAAGTGTAAAAAAGATCCTGTATATTTTGCTAGAAATTATATCAAAATTGTTTCTCTAGATGAGGGTCTTGTACCATTTAAGATGTACAAGTTTCAAGAGAGACTTGTAAAAAACTTTCATAAGAATAGATTCAACATCTGTAAGATGCCACGTCAGACTGGTAAGTCTACAACATGTGTGTCTTATCTACTTCATTATGCAGTCTTTAATGACAATGTTAATATTGCTATCTTGGCAAACAAAGCAGCTACTGCAAAGGATCTTCTTGGAAGATTGCAACTTGCATATGAAAATTTACCAAAGTGGATGCAACAGGGTATTGTTTCTTGGAATAAACAATCATTAGAATTGGAGAATGGATCTAAAATTATAGCCGCATCTACATCTGCATCTGCTGTTCGTGGTGGTTCTTATAATATCATCTTTCTTGACGAGTTTGCTTTCATCCCAAATCATATTGCTGACCAATTCTTTGCCTCTGTTTATCCTACTATCTCGTCTGGTAAAAACACCAAGGTAATTATTGTATCTACACCACATGGTATGAATCATTTCTACCGAATGTGGCATGATGCCGAAAGAAATAAAAATGAATATATACCAACTGCAGTACACTGGTCTGAAGTTCCTGGAAGGAATACTAAGTGGAAATCTCAAACTATTGCAAACACATCAGAGCAACAGTTCAAAGTTGAGTTTGAATGTGAATTCTTAGGATCTGTTGATACTCTTATTGATGTAACTAAACTAAAGAATTTAGTATATGATGATCCAATAAAAAGAAATAAAGGGTTAGATATTTACCAAGATCCTTTAAAGGATCATAATTACATGATGACAGTTGACGTTGCTAGAGGAGTAGAACGTGACTATTCAGCTTTCATCGTATATGATATAACACAATTTCCATATAGGATAGTTGCAAAATATAGAAATAATGAAATAAAACCGATGGTATTTCCAAGTATCATCAAACAAGTTGCAGACGGATATAATCAATCTTTTGTTTTAGTCGAAGTCAATGATATTGGGGATCAAGTTGCATCTATTCTTTATTTTGATCTTGAGTATGAAAATTTACTCATGTGTTCTATGAGAGGTAGAGCAGGTCAAGTTGTTGGATCTGGATTTTCTGGCAAAAAATCTCAATTGGGTGTCAGAATGACATCAGCAGTAAAAAAATTGGGATGTTCTAATTTAAAAACTTTATTAGAAGATGATAAACTTATAACAAGTGATTATGATATTATTTCTGAACTAACTACGTTTGTTCAAAAGAGGCAATCATTTGAAGCTGAAGAAGGATGTAATGATGATCTAGCGATGTGTTTAGTTATATTCTCATGGTTAGTTGCACAAGATTATTTCAAAGAAATGACTGATAATGATGTTCGTAAAAGAATTTATGAAGAGCAAAAAAATCAAATCGATCAAGATATGGCTCCGTTTGGTTTTCTCTCTGATGGTTTAGATATTGAAAGTGAAGTTGATAATGATGGAGATAGATGGTTTGCCGATGAATATGGTGATAGATCTTATATGTGGGATTATAGATAATGGACTTTAATGATCAATTATCCTTAGAGCATTTACTATTTAAAGAACGGAAGTGTAGAACCTGCAAAAAGACAAAGGACTTGATTGAAGGATATTACTTGACCAGAAGAGACAGGGGAGAGTTTCCATCATCATATTCTTACGAATGTAAAGAATGCACTATTCGTAGAATTCTAAAATCAAGAAAATCTGACATTGAAAGATGGGAATATCCTGACTGGTAGTGTTCACGCACCGTTTCCCCAGTCAAAACACTCCAAACAATAAATAAGTTTAGATTAATTTTGGACCTCATAGGGGAGAGTAAAAGATGCCGCTCAATTTAGCATCTCCTGGTATCGTAGTAAGAGAGGTTGATCTTACTTTAGGGAGAGTAGATCCCGTATCCGATAAAGTTGCTGCTGTGGTGGCACCTTTTGCACAGGGACCAGTAGAAGTTCCAACTCTTGTTGAGAACGAATCAGACCTACTTGCAAACTTTGGCAAGTCATACGAAGTTGATAGACATTATGAGCATTGGTTGAATGCTTCATCATATCTAGCATATGGTGGCTCACTACGTGTAATCAGAGCAGACGATTCTGATTTGAAGAATGCTTTCTTTGGATCAACAACCACAGCACCCAAGATCAAGAGTGTTGATCACTACGAAGATCTTGGATATTCTGATAACACCATTTCTGGTGTAACCTTTGCTGCCAGAAACCCTGGATCCTGGGGTAATGGGATGAAGGTTGCCATCATTGATGGCCGTGCTGATCAGGTCATCACTGGAATCGCAACCACTGGAATCTCAGTCGGTATGGGTGTCAGTCAGTCTGTTCTTGATGGAACTGTTGTTCCTGGAATCGGATCAACCGCACTTCTAGACGGATCTTTCAAAGGAGTTGTTTCTGGTGTAGGAACCAATTCTATTGATATTAAGTTTGTACAGCACGTTTCCTCTGCTGGAATCCTAACTCAAAAAGATTATCAAGAAAACGGCATCTATAGATTTGCCAATCCATCAGACAAAGATCTAGTTGTTTTTAACAACTCTGGTGTCGCTATCGCCACTGTCACTACTAACGCAACTCCAACTGATTGGTTCGATGCTCAGAAGATTGAACTAACTGGTTCTGAACTATTCTGGAATCAACTTGCACCAAGACCTGGAACCTCAGAGTTTGCCGCAAATAGAAATTCTAGATTCGATGAAACTCATATCGTTGTTGTAGATGACGATGGAGACATCACTGGAAATCCTGGAACTATCCTTGAGAAGCATCTAAATCTTTCTAAAGCTAAAGACGCACTATTTGAAAGTGGTTCAATCTCTTACTATAGAGAGTTTGTAAGATCTGGTTCTGGTTACATTTATGCTGGCGGAGCTCCAGATGGAACTACTGCAATTGACTTTAAGACTGGTTCTGCTGTTGGCAATGGATTTGTTAAGGTAACTGATATTGCCTGGGATCAAAACACTTCTGGCATTTCCTTCGCTGGATATGGAAATACTACAGCAACACTGTCATCTGGCGTAAACTATGATGGAAACTCTGGATTAACAACAACTGGAGCACTACAAGCATCAGTCGCAAATCTAAATGCTGGATACGAATTACTCAACAATCCAGATGAGTATTCGGTAGACTTTATTCTACAAGGATCTGGCAACTTCACTAAGGAAGAGACTCAAGCAATTGGTCAAAAGGCCATCGACATTGCCGAAAGAAGAAAGGATGCTATTGCATTCCTCTCACCACATAGAGCTGCCCTATTTAATGATAGTGCAACTGAAGCAGTTGTAAGACCTGTTGATACAATTACCGATAACGTAATTGGTCACTTCTCACCAGTCACTTCAAGTTCCTTTGCGATCTTTGATAGTGGTTATAAGTACATGTATGATCGTTTTGCTGACAAGTTCAGATATATTCCCCTAAATGGTGACGTTGCTGGAACTTGTGCCAGAACAGATATTAACCAGTTCCCTTGGTTCTCACCCGCTGGAACTCAGAGAGGTTCAATTCTAAATGCAGTAAAACTTCCATATAATCCCAATAAGTCACAAAGAGATCGCCTCTATTCAAATAGAATCAATCCAGTAACATTCATTCCTGGATCTGGTATTGTTCTATTCGGTGATAAGACTGGTCTTGCTAAGGCTTCCGCCTTCGATAGAATCAACGTTCGTAGATTGTTCCTCTATCTAGAGAAAGCAATTTCCGCAGTTGCTAGAGATCAACTCTTTGAGTTTAACGATGAAATCACTAGAACTAATTTTGTAAATGCGGTTGAACCTTTCCTACGTGAAGTTCAGTCCAACCGTGGTGTCCAGGATTTCGTAGTTGTTTGTGACCAGACAAACAACACATCTGCTGTAATTGATCGCAACGAATTCGTTGCGGACATCTTCATCAAACCAGCTCGCTCCATCAACTTCGTTGGCCTCACCTTTGTTGCTACCCGCACAGGTGTTTCCTTTGAAGAAGTCATCGGAAACGTTTAATTTAGGAGTCTAAACCGAAAATGGCATCGAAAAATCAACAAAACCCTCCTGCATTAAGGACTATCTCAGACTTCAAAAATAAACTGTCAGGAGGTGGCGCAAGGCCTAATCTATTTGAAGTTGTTCTTTCATTCCCAGGTGATCTGGGAATCGGAGAAAATGTTTTAACTGAATCAAGATTTCTAGTAAAAACAGCTGCTCTACCCGCATCTAACGTTGCACCTATTGACGTTGCTTTCCGTGGTCGTCTCCTCAAAATTGCAGGGGACAGAACCTTTGATACTTGGACAATCACTATCATCAACGATACTGATTTCAGTATCAGAGGTGCTTTTGAAAGATGGATGAATAGCATCAATAATGTTGTGAATGCTACGGGTTCCACAAACCCAGCAGACTATCAAGCTGATGCATTTGTATATCAATTAGATAGAGATGGTTCTGTACTAAGAAAGTATAAGTTCCACGATGTGTTCCCAACAAACATCAGTCAGATCGATCTTTCTTATGATTCTTCTGACACCATTGAAGAATTCACCGTTGAACTACAAGTTCAGTATTGGACAGCTGCTGGTGACAACGCTGGTGCTGGCGCAGGTGACATTGCATAAGTTTGATAAATAAGGTTACTACAGTAGTTTCTTTATAACATGGCGAGACTTTTTGGATTCTCTATTGATGATAGCGAGAAAAAATCTAAAGGTATAGTATCCCCCGTTCCTCAAAATAATGAGGACGGGGTTGACCATTATATCGCTAGTAATTTTTATGGTCAATATCTTGACCTAGAAGGCGTATATAAATCGGAGTTTGAACTAGTAAAAAGATATCGTGAAATGGCTCTTCATCCTGAATCGGATGGTGCCATTGAAGATGTTGTAAATGAAGCTATTGTTAGTGATTTAAATGACACTCCCGTTACTATTAATCTTGATAATCTGCCAGCTAGCGATGGTATTAAAAATAGAATTAGGGAAGAATTTAAAAATGTCAAAGATCTTCTAAACTTTGATGCAAAGTCACATGAGATCTTTAGAAACTGGTATGTTGATGGAAGACTTTATTACCATAAAGTAATTGACATCAAAAATCCACATGAAGGGATCAAAGAGCTAAGATATATTGATCCCCTCAAGATGAGATATGTTCGCGAAGAAAAGAAAAAGCAAGGAGAGGGTTCTGCAATCTTCAGGCAACCAAATGGTTCAAGTGCAAATGATGTTGTTCAGTTTCCAGAAATTGAAGAATACTTCATGTATACACCAAAACCAACCTATGCTGGAGCTAGTGGTAGTCAGTATTCTCCATCAAAGGGAGTAAAATTTACTAAAGATTCAATTACATATTGCACATCTGGATTAGTTGATAGAAATAAAGGTATAGTTCTATCATATCTTCATAAAGCAATTAAATCACTCAATCAACTTCGCATGATTGAGGATTCCCTAGTTATCTACAGACTATCAAGAGCTCCAGAACGTAGAATTTTCTATATTGATGTAGGCAATCTACCTAAGATCAAAGCTGAGCAATATCTTCGTGATGTAATGAATAGATATAGAAATAAACTTACCTATGATGCTTCTACTGGAGAAGTTCGTGATGATAAAAAATACATGTCTATGCTAGAAGATTTCTGGCTACCAAGACGTGAAGGTGGTAGAGGAACTGAAATCTCTACACTTCCTGGTGGTCAGAATCTTGGTGAACTAAATGATGTTCAGTATTTCCTGAAAAAACTATACAGATCACTAGGAGTTCCAGAATCAAGAATTGCAGCTGAAGGTGGATTCAATCTTGGCCGTTCTTCAGAGATCCTAAGAGATGAACTCAAGTTTTCTAAATTTGTTGGCCGTCTTAGAAAGCGTTTCAGCAACATGTTTATTGACATGCTGAAAACTCAATGTCTTCTTAAGAATATTTGCACCACTCAAGATTGGGCAATGCTTGAGGAGCACATCCAATTTGATTACATGTATGATAATCATTTTGCCGAACTTAAGGAGAAAGAACTTCTTGAAGGTAGATTGAGCCTTGCACAACTATCAGAACCATATCTTGGCAAGTATTATTCTGTTGAATATCTTCGCAGAAAAGTTCTTCGTCAGACAGATGAAGAGATCATTGAAATTGATAAGCAAATTCAAGATGAGATTGAAAAAGGAATTTTGCCAGATCCAAACGTTCCCACGGATGAATTTGGTAATCCAATTCAAGATCCTAACATGATGGGAGCAACACCAATGGATATGGATGTTGATGCAAGTTCAACTGAAACTACCGATCCAGTTGATCTAGAAGGTGGAAAAATCTAAGAGAATAAATACTTTCTAGTTAGTTGATACCATTTTCATGGAAAATATTATAGATTTGATTTTTTCGGATGCAAGTGCATCTGAAATCAGTGATAGCATTAAAGACACGCTATACGCAAAATCTGCAGAAAAAATTGATACCCTTCGTCCATACGCTGCAGCTTCCTTATTTGGTGATGAATCTATCGAAACTGCAACCGAAGAACCTGGAGAAGAGTAATGGCAAGAACTTTGCTATTGGCAGATGAAATTGCTCTGCCAACAACAACTGGAACAGCTACAAGTTTCGCCCAAGCTACTGTAGTTCGCCTTGCAAATCCAACAGCTAACGATCACGTTATTACTGTGGTTGAAACTCAAAGCGGAGCTGGTATTGGATCAATGACACTATTATCTAATACTGTTGAATATCTTGAAAAGTCACATGCACATTGTGTATTTTCAGACTCAGCTTTGGTTTTGGGTGCAAAAGTAGGATTTACCGTTTAAACAAATGAAACTGATTAGAGAAGAAATCGAACAAGTAGAGATTATCGTTGAACAACGCAACGGTAAAAAGAATCTCTACATTGAAGGAGTTTTCCTTCAGGGAAACATGCCCAATAGAAACAAGAGGATGTATGACTGCTCTCTCCTAGAAAGAGAAGTAGGACGATACAACGAAAACTTTGTATCTAAAGGCAGAGCTCTTGGAGAACTGGGGCATCCTGATGGCCCTTCTATCAATCTTGATCGAGTTTCCCATAAGATTGTTTCTCTTCACAGAGAAGGAAATAATTTTATTGGTAAGGCAAAAATTCTTTCTACCCCAATGGGTAAAATTGCCGAATCTCTTCTAAATGATGGTGTCAAACTTGGAGTTTCTTCTCGCGGAATTGGAACACTTTCTCCTACTAAAGAAGGATATAGTTTGGTTAATGATGACTTTGCTTTAGCAACTGCTGCTGATATTGTAGCGGATCCTTCCGCACCTGATGCTTTTGTTGACGGTATTATGGAAGGTAGAGATTGGATTTGGGATGGAGGAATTCTCCGCGAAAAACTTGCAGAAAGAACCTACAAGCAAATCAACACTTTGGTAGATCAGAAAAAATTGGAAGAAAATAAAATTAATTTGTTTCAAAATTTTCTATCAAGTTTATAATTTATAAATAAGTATAGTCAACTTACCAATATAGATTTACTTTCGGAGAGTCTAAATGTCCGCTAATTTACAAGAAATGGATAACGTCGTGAGCAAAGGCGCAGCTGCTCCAGTACCAATGGTTGCTGGTGGCGCTCAAATCGAAGATCTCGGTGGTCCTACCCCAGAGAACTATCGTCCTGACGACGATTCCGCCAAACTAAAAGATCCCGCTGCATCTCTTGGTAGAGCACCTGTTCCTACTGCTAAAAGTGCAACTAAAAAAGAAGAAGTCGAAGCAGTAGAGAATACCATCGAAGAGGTCAACGTCGAAGAAGATGTTGCCGCTCTATTCGCTGGTGAAGAACTCTCCGAAGAGTTCCAAGCAAAAGCAAAAACTGTTTTTGAAGCTGCCCTTCACATGCGTGTTGAGCAAGTCAAAGCACAAGTCGAAGAGCAATCACAAGCAGCTCTTGCAGAAGAACTAGAAGGCATGAAGTCCGAAATAGTTGAAAGAGTCGATTCCTACCTTGAGTATGTTTCTCAAGAATGGATCGAAGAAAATTCACTTCAGATCGAGCACGGTTTGAAGTCTGAGATGACCGAATCATTCCTACATGGAATGAAGAGTCTTTTTGAAGATCATTATGTATCAATCCCTGAAGATAAATATGATGTTGTTGAGAATATGGTAGAAAAACTTGATGACATGGAGACCAAGCTCAACGAACAAATCGAGAGAAATATCCAACTGAATCGCAGACTTGGAGATACTACTGCTGAAGGAATCTTCGCATCAGTTTCCGAAGGTCTAGCACTTACTCAGAAGGAGAAACTCGCTTCTCTAGCAGAAGGTGTTGAGTTTGAGGGTGAAGAATCTTACCGTGATAAGTTAGCGACTCTAAGGGAATCATACTTCCCCGCTGATAAAAAAGGTGAAACTACCGAAACCCTTTCTGAAGGTGTAGACGCTGCTGGCCCAGATTTTACTGGTTCAATGTCTCGCTATCTAGAAACACTTTCAAGAATTAAGTGATCGTTAACCTAAATTATTTTCATAAAACCTTAAACTTACTCAAGTAAAATGTATAACAATCCCCAACTCCTAGAGAAGTGGGCTCCCCTTCTAGATTATGAAGGTTGCGACTCCATCAAGGATACTCACAGACGTGCAGTAACCGCCCAACTTCTAGAAAACCAAGAGCGTTTCCTCAACGAAGAGCGTTCTTTCTCTGAAGGTTATGACCTCCAGGAACAACCCACCAACTCTTTCTCCACTGGTGGTGGTGCATACTACCGTGGTTCTGGTGGTACTGACAGTGGTTCACCCACTGGTGGTTTCGATCCCGTACTAATCAGCCTCATCCGTCGCTCCATGCCCAACTTGGTCGCTTATGACCTCGCTGGTGTGCAGCCCATGAACGGACCTACTGGACTCATCTTCGCGATGCGCTCCAAGTACAAGGGCATGGACGGTCAGGAAGCACTATTCAACGAAGCAGATACTGCTTTCTCTGCACAGAACTCTGGTAACAGTGCAACTCAGGGCGACTACACTGGCGGCGCTGACAGCAATGGCACCGTTGGTTTCGGTACTACCCTACAGCGTGGTTCCAATCCTGGTGTTCTTGATCCTAATGCTGCTCCTAGCACCTACAGCGTAGGTCAGGGTATGGCAGTTACCGACTCTGAAGCCCTAGGCGAGAGCGGAACTGACTTCAACCAGATGGCATTCTCAATCGAGAAAGTCACCGTAACCGCTAAGTCCAGAGCACTCAAGGCTGAGTACTCCTTGGAACTTGCACAAGACCTTAAGGCAATTCATGGTCTAAACGCCGAGGCTGAACTCGCCAACATTCTCTCTACTGAGATTATGGCTGAGATCAACCGCGAAGTTATCAGAACCATCTATAAGTCTGCTGAGGCTGGTGCTCAACTCAACACCGCTACCGCTGGTCAGTTCGACCTAGACATCGACAGCAACGGTCGCTGGAGCGTTGAGAAGTTCAAGGGTCTACTATTCCAGATCGAGCGCGATGCTAACCAGATCGCTCAGAGAACTCGTCGTGGAAAGGGTAACATCATCCTAACTTCTGCTGATGTTGCTTCTGCTCTAACCATGGCTGGTGTACTTGATTACACCCCCGCCCTCAACGCTAACCTTAACGTTGATGACACTGGCAACACCTTTGCTGGTACTATCAATGGTAAGTATCGCGTATACATCGATCCCTACGCTTCCAACAATACTGCACTCCAGTATTACGTTGTTGGTTATAAAGGTTCTTCACCTTATGACGCTGGTCTATTCTACTGCCCATACG